ATTCCGTAGAGTGTAAAGGTTGAGCCAATTGGAAAATTCCACTCCACGCCAGCACCAAAGCCAACGATGGTAATTGAAGTGATAGCAGCGGTATTACGCCATAACCCTATTGTTGCAGTTGTGCCATTAGCAGCAGAATTAAACCTAGATAGTGCTGTTTTATATGTTGTGCTGTTTGAATAATTTTGCACATTAACAATAAAATTACTTTCAATTTGTGATGAACTGGGAATGTCTAGGCTTATCCAAATTTTACTACCGTTAGATTCCCTTGATGATGCTGCGCTTGAACTTGTGCCGTAAACATCTGTAGTGGAATAATTATTTCCTGTGTCACTATTAAACCGTATAAAAGGGTAACGATTGGAATCAATTCCTAGATTGCCAATAACAACTAAATCAGTATAACTTCCGCTGATTGAAGTAAACGTAACAGTTGATTGCACACTACCCAAAGTAGTTGTCGCTATTGGTTCATAGGTTGCACCTGCGGCCATTGTTATACTCCCTTAATTCCGTAGAGGGCAAGTGATGAATATTGCTTTAAATTAACCGAAGCGTTGTATATTTTAATACTTGATATTGCATTTGTATTGCGCCACGAACCACTTGAAAAATTTATAAACCCATTAGTATTATCATCTAGCCCACCCAAGCCTCTAACTGTCTTGTATTTGTTGGTGTCTTTATAATCTAAAATATCCCAAATTACCGCACCAGCCACACTTGTTCCACCATACATTGAAATAGCGCCAGTACGGTCAACCGAACCACTTTCCTCAACTGCTGAAGAATTTCTTATCATATGGAAACTATAATTATTGCCTGTATCTGCATTAAACTGCAGAAAATTTGTGTTGCCGCTAGTAGAATCGGGCAATAAAATACCCCTAATTTGTAAATGGGTAAAGGTTGATGGAATAGAACTAAAGGTAATATTACTTGCACCATAATTATGCTTGCCGCTTTGAATTGTCCGGTAATTGTTGGGTTAGTAGATACCGCGCCACTTGATGCAAGTGTTACACCTGAACCTTGAATAATAGATATTGTACCGGCTGATCCAATTTTAATTACATTTACAACTGATCCAGTAGTCATTGCCACTGTGTTATAAGGCGGTATTGTAATTGTGGTTGTGCCTGTATTTGAATAGGTAATTAATTTATTATCTGCATCAGTAACCACTAATGTGTCTGATGTGGCCGTAACTGCTCTAACGCTCAGATTAGCAATTGAGTTCATTTGAGCCGCCGTTAATACCTGACCAACTGAAAAAGTTGCCATCACACTCCCCTAATAAGCCAAAGAATCTTCATCTAAAATTCCATCAACGGTAGAGTCTAGCAAAAATCCCACGGCAAAAGGCTGGGCGCATGTAAATGTTACTTGAAAAGATTTGGGTGTTATTTGATAGGTAAGGCCTGCAATAACGCTATCTGTAACCACATTTCCCGCCGGCAGGGTTTGAGTAACCTCTATTGGGTCAAACATATCTAAACTCAATGCCGCAACTACGCGGTCAGGGTCATCCTCACCAAAGGCATCAACAGTTAAAGAATTTAATTGTATGTTTACGCCCTGTTCTTTTCGGGAAGCAATAATCATTTGTGCTTGATTAAACGCATCGGCTGTTGTTTGCATAATGCCGCCCCTGACCCGGCTATGTTGGAAATAATCCTCAATACTTGCAGAATCGCTTGCGGTCTGACCACTCAACCCAGTTGGTGTTACAGTTACTTTATTAATCATTTGATAATCAGAAATATCAAACTCAACCGCCTGATATGTCACATCACCTGATCCGGGTACATCACTAAAAACAGTAGCAGTATCACCCGAAGCAACTATGATGTCATTGCGAGATAAAAATTTTGCATACCCGCGCTCATCCATATAGAACGCGCCCAGGTCTGTACCTTCTACAACCTGACATGCTGACAATAATGATCTTGATGATCCATCATCTACCTGCACGGTAGTAGTTGCGGTAGTGGATATATCACGCATACCACCTGGCCATTCTCCGGCATCCAACAGGCTTGAAATTCTTTGAGCAGTGGTTTGTCCGGCTGTGCCGCCGCTAACTGATGTAATGGTTGTAAGGTTTAATAACTGGAATCCATCCACACAGGCTAAAGTCACATAGGCTGGATCAAACCCGGTAGGGCTTTGGTAATTCCATTCCTGTACATAAAAAGAACCTAAGTTATATGTGACCCCTAAATATTCTGCCGTAAAGCGAATCTTACGCATTGGTTTTATCTTGCCATATAAACTTGATCCAGTATTGGCTGGATTAAATTCACCTGTTTCATCAACAAAAACTATACGCGCTGTGCCACCGGTAAATGAATCTGATGATCTATTAAAGGCACGGCGTATGTAACATTGAGTAACAAAATTTGTAATATCAACTGTATCTGCGGCGGCAGTACCTAACACTGCGACATCAAGCGGGGTGGCAGGATCATCAAGCACTAAAGCCGGATCAAATGAAGCACCGCCGCTAAAATCAATTTCTGCCCGGAATGTTGCGGCTGGCATTATCTACCTAAGTTAGTTAATTGAGTTACCGCGCCTGCTCTGTTTAAATTGTACAAAGCATCTTGAATTACAGATTGCAATTCACCTTCTGATATAACACTGCCTGCAACATTTACATTAACGGTAGTACCAAATCCACCCATTTTGTCTAATGGGATAACTGCTTCAGCACCGGCTTCTCCAATCAAAGCATAAGTTGGCGCAGTGACAACACCACCTTCAGCAAAAGGTACTGCCGCATTTCTTGTACCCATAGCCTGATTAACCGCTTTAACATAATCTTGTAAAACATTGCCACTAGCAATACCTGTTTCAATGGCTGGAAATACTTGTTTTTCAAAATATTCCCGATTAGCACTAGCCAATGATGATTTTTCAAGAATATTAGATGGAGATAAATCATAAATTGGTCTATCTCCTGGCGGCGGTTCTGTTGCAGGTGGTTTAACTTGCTTTAATAGTGCTAACATTTTTCTTATTTCTTCATTGGCGGCAAACAATTTTAATATGTACATTTCAACGCCTAAATTAGTCATACCCCACTTTTTAGCCAATTCATCTATTTCGCCTGTTGTAATTTTGCCATCTTCAATTATCTTTAATACATCAGCGTATCTTTGTGCTTCATTAACTGCGGCTTCTGTGCCTTCTTTAAGTTTTTGTAATATTTTTACACGCGCTTCATCTTCGGCAGATAACTTACGGCTTAAAGCAACCTGTAAATTGATTGCATCAAGATCAAACATAGCCATTAAATCTGTTTTCTTTTTGTCTAAAGCATTTTGCTTTTCTTTTTCTTTAGTGCTTAATTTTTGAGTTGCTAGTATATTTTTTTGTATTCGCGCAATAATTTGATCAAATGTTAATGATTTTTGAGTGTCTTTCAATCTGCCTTCTCTTTCATTAGCAGTTTGTTTTTCTGTGCTTAACGCTTTCATTCCCGCTTTTTCAAAATCTCTTAACTGTCCGGTTTCGCCCACAAAACCTTGCGCAAACGCTTCTAATGCACTGAAGTAAAAACCTAAACCCTCTTTTTGTAATGTTGCTGCAACACCTACAAAAATATTACTGAATTGTTTGGCGGCTACTTCTAACCCAGTGCCTAAATCTTTTACTAGTGGCTGACCGCCAGCGATAATTGCAAAAGCAGTTAGCATGCCCTCGCCTATTGTTTCAGTGGCTTCACCGGCACTAATTTTAAGTGCCTGCATTTGGCCATCAAGTGTTAATGTTGCGGCTTCGGCTGATCCGGTATATTTTTGTAATAGTTGCATACTGCCGGCAAAACCTAATGTCTTGGCTTCAGTAGCACTAACACCAATACCTAATTTTGAAATTGATCCATAGTTTCCAATAGCGGCTTTTGTAATAGCATCTAAAACTGTACTTAAATCTTTACCTGTACCAGCACTAGTATCCAATGCAACTGTTAATAAACCTTGCGATGCTTCAAGATCGCCAGTTTGCGTTATTAATTGTTGTAATGCTGGTATCAATTGTTCTTTAGTTACATTTGTAGCGGCTTGTGTGGAATCAATAAATGCATTAACTTCAGTGGCAAACCCACCCCTGCCAATACTAGATAAGGTTAGTTTCAAAGATTTGTCTAAGCGTTCCTGGGCTAATGCGGCATCAACAGCCTTCTTGGCAAAAATTGTTAAGCCAGCCGCCGCCGCTATTCCACCGGCTTTTGCAAACGCTCTTAATCTAAATGAGCCTGTTGCAACTACTTTATCAAAACCTTTTAATTCTTTGGTTGCACGCTCTAAGCCTTTTTTATCAAACTTGGTTAAGAAGTTAATTGCAACATATTGACTTAATGCCATGATTAACCCCTAAATTCTTTGCCTAGATATTTTTTAAGCACGCCGTATAGATTATCATTTACCTGCCCACCTAATTGTTGTGATGCGCGGTAAATCAATCTTTTTTCTTTGTAAGCACCGCTATTAGCAGTACCTTGTAATTTCCCAATGAATGATTCACTAGCATTTGGGTTACGGCTTATGCGCCTAGTTCTTGCGCGTGAGCGTGATGATCCAAAACCTGCCAACTCATATATTATACCTGGTACAGATTTATTTACTATGGCTAATGCGGTTACTGAAAATGTTGCGCCTTTAACTCTTTGTACTTTACTTTTAGCCGTGCTTACTCTTATGCCGCGTATAACTTCTGTTTGTGACCATTTCCAACGACTTCTTTTATTCTCGCCAATTGTTCTACCCCGGTGAACATTGTCATTAGCCCAACCCCATTGTGGTGGGTAGTTCTGCCGCTAATGACCTAGATCGGCCAGGCAATTCTGAATATCTAGGTCTAATCATTATTTACGCCTAACTGTTGCCTTCTTGTTGTTGTAATGCCGTTCTTGCAAAATGGCTTTTATGGCCGCATAAATCGCTGGATCAACCTCTAATAAATCTTTAGGGCTAATACCTGTTGCCACCGACACGGTAGCGACTTCATAGATTTGTCCGTGCCGGTCTATCCATTTTTTGAATCATAAACCAAATCAACATCTGAATATTGATTAATATAATCATCACCAAAGGTTAATTCAGTTTTGCCAGCATCTTTTTCTAAACGCCAGGCAAACCACCACAAATCCGATTCCATTTGTAGTTCACTTAATCTCTTACGCCAGCCTGTCTTATATTCGGCTTCAAAAGCCACCTTAGCGGATGGCGTAAGATCATAAGTAAGTTTCTTGCCATCTTTTTTAACAATCTCAATCTTGTGCATTGTCCCACCCTTTCATTATTACGCGCTTGTTGATTTTGTTAATGCAGTTACCGGAAGCGATACAGATACACTACTTACGCTATCAATTGCACCATTAATCGGTGTCCATGATGAAACTAAGCATGACATTGTATAACTTGGGTTTGTTGCTGAAACTGTACCTGCAACTGGTATCAATTTGATATTCAGTTTAGTACCTAATGCATCCTCAAATAGTGAGTTTACAGAAGCCGCCGCAAAATCATTGTACACTTCTAAAGATAGTGTAGGTCTTTCAACCCCGCCTATCATATTTTGTACATTATCTGACATGGCTGTAATTTCAACCTGGTCAATTTCGCGTGCAAGACTTACAGTGCTGACATGATCGCTGATAGTTGTAGTACCTACAATCACGGCAACTTTGTTACCCATAAATATGGGGCAAGTAGCCCATCCAATCTCTCTTGTCCATTTCTTTCACTCATTCTACCAACCACAACAATAACTTGGCAGGTTGCAGAATCAAATCCTCTGTTCAATGTAAAGTCATAATTCATAGACAATTGGCCAACTATTGCAAAAGCATTGTTTGTTGGGATATTTGTAGAATCAGGTACATAATCAAATACGCGCAATCCGGTTATTGCTTGTAGTGCAGTTTTTAAATTATCTCTAACGGTGCTTGGGGTCATGCAATAACTTCTTTTTTGTATGCCCTAACCATTGCCGTTACATCTCTACCAATTGGTGACATTCTGACAACGCCTAAATCACCTAATCCTAATATTCCACCTGGGGCATCTTTACGCTTGTATAGATCGGCTGTGAGGATCAAACAAGCCATATTTATATCATCCGGCACTGATGGCCATCCCCATCTTGCAGTTACTTGTACGCCTGGGCGCAAACCATTTTGGGTTAGCCCTGGGAATATTGGCCAGGTTTCGGTATTAGATACCATAGTTAATTGAGTAAAAGGCCGGCCTAAAGATGATGCGGTTAATGGGTCTAAAATGTAATCTTGGTTTAAAGTTAAAGTTTTTGTGTAAGTACCATTGCCATTTATATCTAAGGCAACAGCCAAACTTGATGTAGTACCAATATCATCTACATAAACAAAAATATCTGAGTACGCACGGTAAAGGCGTGCGGATGCGGTGGCATCTAAATAAAATCTACGGTTAGCCATCCGGTCAATTGACCTTGATGCCGATTCAATCAAATCTTCTAACAGATCATTATCAGTATTATCTGATATAGACATGTAGTTTTTAATTTGAGTTAGTGTTGCATATCCATTTACTATAGCCATGATCGGTATCCAAATCCTGTAGTGTCTTGGGACATTAGACATTCTCCATTCTTAAAATACCGATCATAGTTAGAATCCAGGCCACTGGAAGGGTAGCGGCCTGGAAACTTATGGGTTTAGAAACTTGGTGTTGCTAAACCTGTACCGTTAATTTGTGCGATTGCTTTTGGATAACGCTCTGCGGTAAATGCTGACATACCGAATAGAACGATATTAATTGCAACCTTGCCTGATGGCTCTTCAAATGTAACATAGGTAGGTGCGGCTGCTTCTTCCCACAGATGTGCTTCATTCAAATCAACCACAAAGATTGTGTCTTGATTTGTACTTGTACCTTGCGCTGTTGAGATGTTTGCATCCACGATAATTGGCAATCCTAGAATTGAGTAACCTGAGTTACCGTATGAAGGTGTGCCGTTACCTGTACCCATTGCGTTCATAGGATTGTATGCCTGTGGCACAATCAATGGCCTATTTGAACTATCTACACCAGCCAATAGGAATCCTAGACGGCGTGGGTGCATGATTACTGCATTTGGGTTTACATAGATATTGCTTTGAATCTGTTGAATCGCATCAGCGATCTTTGGATATAGACCTGCAACTGTACCTGTTGTGGCAGTGTAAGTTACCAATACTCCAGTGGTCATGTTTAATAGACCTAATGGCTGACCATTTGATCCTGATCCATTAAGAAGTGAGTTATCCAATTTGGTGTGGTAATCGCGAATCAAGTCACCTAAAACAATTCCCTCAATGTTGTATCCGCGTAGTAATGCTTGCTTAGATACTGATTGCTGACCGGCAATTGTGTTTACATTGACGGTTAGGGTGTTATCTGCAATATCTTGTGATACTGCGGCTGTGTTTTGTGATGTTTGATATGCGGTAGTTGTACCAGTATTGATCTTAGAGATCACCACTGACATACCTTGTGTTGGTAGTTGGTGCTTGCGTGCGGCATCCGCAAATGGGCGGCCTGCGCGTGCTAATGGTGCATACAAATCAACTAGGTATTGTGGCACTACTAAGCCTGCAAAGTTGGATGTACCAACTGCACGCTTTTCAATTGCCATTTCCTGTTGATGGCGTGCAATACGCGCACTGGCTTCACCATCGGTTTTAAATTGTGCTTTTAAAGCATCTGTTAAGAAATCATTGCTTGATCTCTCTGAGTAAGTAAGTTGCTCGCTTGTAACGATAAAGCCACCTGCGCGTGCTTCCTTCTTTGGCTCAATGTTCGCATCAACCTTAGCCGCTAAATCAGCCGCCTTTTGATTGCGAATTTCAATATCTGACATCTGCTCAATTCTTTCATCTAACTTTTTGATCTCCAAGTTAAGGGCTTCAACATTAGCCAACTCAACTTCAGATAGATCGCGTGCTTCTTCGGCGGCGCGGTCTAAAGTTGCGGAAATGAGTGATGTCTTTGATTCACGCTTCTCTTGTAGAGAAGTAAGAAATGTATTAGACATAGTTCTCCTATTAGTAGTTTTTGTAGTGAGAAGGTGTAACGCGCCGGTAATCGGGGTTAGGTGTTCTACGACTTGTCAAAATTATATCTCTTTTTTTAGTTCTTTGAGTAATTTCATAGCCGTGTTAAATCTTGTTTTTTCTTCAACTACTTCTACGGCTTCTGATCGGTTTTCGCCATACTCTGAAATATTGATGGCGGTTAATTGATCTTCGGCCTGAGCCTGAGTTTTGTGGCAACCCATAACTTCATTGTTATCGGTCTTTACAACCGCATAACCTTCACAATCCGGATGGTTACTTACTACGCTGTATGGCATTTAATATCTTCCTTGCTTCATCTAATCTAGGGGTTAATTGTGGTTGTCCATCTCTCATACCTGTAACGCTGGCTAATTCGCCATAAGCACCAAAAGTAACAAGTGATACTTCTGCCAAATGTGCCTTTAATCTTTCCATTACGCCATCTGTTCTTTTCTTGTTTTTAATTGGCATGAATCCAACTGATAGTTGATCTAGTGCGCCATCTTTAACTAACTCCAACGCCTCATCACCTTCACGAGTTTTTGAAATTTTAAACTCAGCATATAGGCCTTCATCTGTTTCCCTGAGTAATGTGGCACGGCCTAAAACATTATTTTCACCATGACCCCTAAGCAGTTTAACCCGGTGAGGTGCTTTGATAACTTCTGCAAACACGCCTTTTCTAAACACTTCAATCATGGTGCTAGTAATTCGCTGTTCTTTGTTATACGGCACGGCAATACCAAAAATGGTGCGGCCATCTCCATTAGCACGCAATTCAAGATTTACTGAGTAACTTCTATTTTCCATTTTTTCATCAGACATAATTGTTATCCTCTGCTGTATCTACCGCATCACTTTGCAGTGAGTTATCTTCTTCATTTTGATCTTCTTCATCGCCTTCTTCATAATCCATAGGATCAAGATTTTCATAATCTCTAACTTCATCAACAGTTAAGAAGCCATTAGACAAAGCAACTGCATAAGAATCATATCTACTTGATGTATCTGTTTTTAATAATGATTCATACTTAAATGCGGCTGTTTGACCCCGAACAAGTAGATCAGAAAATGCGGCCTCTATTCTTTCGGCTATTGGCTGAATTGACCATTTGATTAATTGTAGGTTTTCTTGTTCAACATTTGAGTAAGTACGGCTGGTATTAGGTGAACCTAAGAAATATGATGGTAATCCCAAAATGTTTGCCGCTTCTGTTAGTCCGGCTGTTTGTGCCTCTACTAATTGAGATTCTGCCGCGTTGCTACTTAACACTTCAAAATCTGTTGATGAGTTCATAACTACTGGCGATCTATTTCGGGATGAGTACATTGCCATCCATGCGCTCTTTAGTGCATCGGCTTCTTCTTGTGTTAGATCAGGATTGGCAGACTTAATAACAGCCGTAGGGTTTACACCACCATCAAAATATCTTGCCGCATATTCATTTATGGCAATCTCTTTACCTAATGCTTGCTTAGCAACTGCTAAAATACCTTTACCAACTAAATCACCTGGCATTGTAAAATTCTTAATATGTAAAATTTCTGATTGATCATAACTGCGCTCATCAATTGTGTAAACAATTCTGCCGTTATCTCTTGTAACTTGAACGCGATCAGGTGAAACAGGGTAGATGCTCTCCGGCAATCCATTAACACCTGGTTCACCCAATACCGCAACATAATTACCATGAATAATTAAAGCGGCGGCCATTGCGCTAATTGTTTGCATCCTAGTTTCATTTGGCACTGGGCGCATTAAAATTTGTGGTGTTGGTTTAACTTCTCTTTTATTACGATATGCACACAAAGGTAATGCACCGATAGCATCACTAATTAAAGTTATGCCGCGATAAATAGCAGGTATGCCCAATGCAGTATTTTGATCTACATAAGCACCTGCCCAGTTGCCTTCAAAGAATCGGCCAACTCTACCTAAAGAATCTACATACCCTGAAGATGTATAAACCATAGATGGTTGTATTTGTCTTTTAAGTAAGCGGCCTAGCATTATTTACCTCTGTTTTCTAAAGCAACGCCAAATAAAACTAAAAATGCACCTGCTAATATTACAGCCACAACTGGGTTAAATGTTGCGACACCTGCAACTATGAATAAAGAACCTATTACCTGTAAAGCCGATGATAAATATTTCATTAGTACATTTTACTCCTTGCTACTGGCTGATCCTCAATTTGGCTTACCACTCCATACCGTGCCAGTGTAGCCGCTACAAGTGGGGTTATATTGGTTGTGCTTTGGCGATTCCATGCCCATGAATCTCCAAGTGGTCTTTTAGTTGAACCCATAATTGCTGTTTTCAAATTGGGATCATCTAAATGACAT